CTACGAAAATTTCTGGTAAGCCGCTGCTAATTTTTTATCATATTGATTCTGCTCATAAGCAGGACCATTATAACGTTTGGCAAACTCTGCCCAGTCTTTGGCTTGCAAAGCGGAAAGCATTCCGGATTGTTTGATAAAGCGGGCGGACAGCACCAATTGTCGACATTCACTCATACACATAGCTTTTACAAAGCTGTCGACACTCTTCTCTCCACAGGCTGCATAGTTGAAACCCATAATCTGGAACATCCCCCAGCTGGCAGAAGCATCCGCTGCTTCATGATTGATCTTACGGGCTTGTTCCAAACGATCGTATTCACCCATACCGCCTTTATAATGTCCCTTCTCCCATTTGGGATAGAGAATGTTTTCATTCCCCTTCACATGCGATTCAGGATTGATATTCCGCTTTTTCAATTGATTCCAGAAAATATGACCTTCGAAAAGGATAGCGGGCTTACCGGGAGCAAAAAATCCTCCTCTCCCTCCTGTTTCTACTTGCTGTACCGCTTTTAAAGCAGCCACTTCCACATCGAGCAACCGGGCCACAAGAATAAAATCTTCTTCAGTCAAACGTTCGGTAATGGGATGCCCTGTAAAGAACAGAACTTCCCAAGTGCGATATCCCACGATTCCATCAGCATCCAACTTGTTTTTCTGTTGAAAATCAATAACTGCCTCTTTCATTTCTTGTGTAAAAGTCCGGCTTTCCTTTACTGAATAACCATTGCGTTTCAACTCCCGACACAGCAAGAGAGCTTCTTCACCTTCATAACCTAATTTAATAGTCTTCATATTACAATTATTTTTTATTTATCATCTCATTTGTGAAGCCTTTTCCAGTTCATAAAGCGCCTTGTAGGCACGATAAATAAACTGGAAAAATTCATAACCGGTAAAACAACCGTCTGTACCAATACCACTATTACCGGACGACGTGCCACAGAAAAATTTACCGTCCAACAAAATATCCGTCTGAACAAGTTTCGGAAAATAAACTTCCTTCCACAGCTTCATATCTTCTCCGGAGAATGAAGCACATCCCTTTTCTGCCGGAAATCTGTTCACATACTTTTCAAGCATTGACACACACTCCATCAAAAGTTTTTTCTGTTCATTGGCATTTGCGCCCATTTTATTCAATATAGGATTCATACTCTTTCATTTTTTAATATTTAATTCAAATCTAATTTCAGTGATTTTTGGCTTAAGGCCAACATAATCAATTTTCAGGACCGCAACAGTATTTTCCTTGTTACGGCAAGTCACTTTATTCGTGAAATACAAATTACCGCTTTCATCCGGAAAAACGGCTGTACAATGCAGATATTCTCCAGTCTGGCGATAGGTCAACAGACGCTGATCGCACATACGCAAGAAAAATAAAAAGGCATTTACAAAACTACCGACATGAACGATCCGTATCTCGGGATGATAATAACTGAAAGGTTTACCAACCGGCTTGTTATTTCTTAGTAAAAAATAACGTGCCTGTTCCCCACATTGATCTGCCGATCTTATGACGGAAGATTCTTCTGCCGTTGCTTCGGTTGCATTATCCGCTACCGGCTGAGGGGCAGTTTCTACAACGGGAATTGTTTTCGGAATTTCCTTTCGGAACGGATGGCGGATCTTCTCCCCCATCCGCTTGAAAAAAGTCAATTTCATGCCTCGTCCGTTTAACCGTTGAACTTGCTTTTTCTCTCCAAATTCTCCTGCGCATTCTGAACTTTCCGCAATGCGTCAAAAGCTGCTTTCGACTTCATGCGGTCTATGTTCAAACGCAAGTGACAGGATGGACACTGCAAGGCATTGGATGTCAATAATTCAAAGATCGATGTCTCAATAAATGCTCCGCATTGCGGGCACTTCATCCCGGCTTTCTGTTCACGGGCATGTTCGGCTACATTATTCATTTATTTCCTCCTTCCGTTATTTCTTCAGCTTCAGTTTCTTCTACTTGCATATTGCTCGCCGTCAGATGTAACAGATTAGACAACCCCGCAGGCATATCTGCCTGACGCATCTTCACTTTCACTTTCATATTTGCCGACAAGCTCTGCTGCACATTCGAAGTGCTGCTGCCTTCTCCCTGTTTGGGAGTAAGACAATTAACAATAACACTCTATTATACAAAAACTTACAAACAAAGAAAAAACAAAATGTTGAAACAGTATGTCAACAGCTGCCAATATTTTGAAGAACTAAGGATTAATAAGATTGATGATACCTTGTCTCCCTATTCCGGTAATCTTTCTATGGTAGATAATATGGCCATTGTCAGCAACCTCTTGCTTTATATCAAACCAGCCAAGAGTAGCGTATTTAGTATATGGCACCCACGTCTGATTAACTTTGTATTGCACACCAAGTTCCTTTAAACGGTTATTAAGTTCAATTGCCGATTTAAGTCCCAATTCTTTGGCAACTTCCGTACATGTATAGGTTTTATTTACATGAGTAAGAACAGCTACCTGCTTCTCTGCTTCAATGCGTGCTGACCGTTCTTGTTTCAATTTCGTGAGAGCCGCTATCATGGCATCAGGATTATTTAGGGCCTCTTCTATAAAGTCAGAGGTCGCAAAGATACCATGCTTACGTATTGAAGGTAATACCTCATCACACACCCAGTCTTGAAACTGTTCAGCATTAGGGAGGTTACTTCTCATTATAAGCCGATATACATCCTTTTCTGGAATATATACCATATTAGTACCACCAATTCCATTGCCATGTGGGTAAAACACCTTTTTGCCTGATTTGCAATGCCTTTGTATTGCATCAGCTGTATCAGAATAGCCCAATGCAGTCGCTACATCCTTTGCACAAAACAAAGGATCATTACTTTCGTTCATTACAATTCGGACTTCGCCAAATTGTTCATTTTTGAAAATCTGAATATCATTCATACAATTTTCGTAATGTGCCCCTTCACACATGGGAATATAAAAAAAACAGCACCGAACGCTTGAGGATCTTTCGGCACTGTTTACATATTCCCAACTCTATGGAAATACTTAATATTTTCATGCGTTTCCTCAAACTGTATCGCCATTACAAAAATATAAATAATTTCAGAAATGTCAAATATACATTGAGAATAATCAAAAAAGGCCTATTTTATCTCATAAGATGAAAAACAGAACTAAAATCAAGTAATTAGTCAGAAAAATTACGGGGATTATAATTTTACCACATGAAAAATAGAACATTTTCACAACATCCAATACACCCTCGCCAATATCGCACAGAAAGCGCAATACGGAATGTCAGAATCGACGATATCGATCAATGTAGATATAATACGGTCAAAGATTTCTTCTAAACGTTCCATAACATAACCAACAGAAGTCTACAAAAATCGGAATGGTACCGATCATCGACTTGTTCCAACAATATGTCCAGCTTATCGTTTTTCATTGTCAAGAACTGATTTTATCCGTTCTTCAGTAAAACCAAAACGGGCAGTAAACTTTTTGAAAGCGCCCATCCTGCCACCCGGAATAAGAGCATACATACTATTAATAGGAGTATCGCTCTTCAATGCTTTCTTAATTTCTTTATTTTTCATGAATTAACGTATTAAATGTTTGACCTTGTTTTTACAGCAATCACACTCACATAATAATGACTTTGCATATTCCCACGTCTTTTCAACAATATCATCACCGATATACTGTATTTCTTCACCGTACGGATCTATGCCGAGGGCCTGACATATATGGGTAGCCATGTGTCCACATTCGTGCCTCCATGATTTAGCAAACTCCTTTGGGGACGAAGTAAGGGCAATAACCATTACTGTTTCCCGGGTGCCGAAATTAGAGTAAGTAACTCCGGTATTCAGGTTGCCGGAGTTTATGTTATCGTACGCAGTACGGAGCATATTACCGTCGCAGCCGATAGAGTGCATATAATCCAATATTTCTTCCGTGTAATACGTATCTACTGCGTAATACACCATGCAGTTCCAGTCATATTTGGATAGTATAAACCGTTGCCTTATCATTTATCAAAGCATTTCGTCCCACTCTATAGGTATTCCAGCCGCAATCATTGTAACATACCATCTTCGCATCGTTGTTCCATCAGGTGCGTCAGGATCATCAATCGTGTCTTTTACATACAATGCTTGATACTGTTCGTTCGGAACAGATGATTTAAGAAAATCGGCTTTGCACATATTAGCTACATATACGTAGTCATAACCGATCTTATTTTTAAGAGTTACACCGTATTTAGTTAACAGTGCGTCCACCTCGTCCTTAGACATCGCAGGCAGTTTTTCTTTTTCTCCGTTCTGACCCTTCCATTCCATTAAAGAAACAGCAAATTCACACATTTTCTTGTTGAAATGCCATCCAAAATGCGAAAGATATACTTCCATTTCTTCCGGTCTTCTATCTCTTATATCCAGAGGTTCTCTTTTCATGACTTAATAAGGTTATAGGGAGCAGATAAACTACTCCCTAATTAAACATTAGCGATAGCGTGAATAGCGTCCGGTACCCCGTACACCGCGTCTTTCACCCATACCACCACGATTAGAATTACCACCTCGGCCATAACCACCGCGTTCACCCATGGTTTCTTCGTCAAAATAGCGATCGTCATCATATCTACGATCTTCATCCCAGCGTTCACCCATGCCCTCACCCTCGGAAAGCTCTTCTATGCATTGCATGAGCTTACCACCGTAGCGAAGCATCTTTTCAGCGTAGTCGGACATTTTCTCGACCTTGCTTTCGGAAATTTCAATCATCATCATACTTGTTATTTTTTAGAATTGTTACTACTTGCAGCCTTCTCAGAGGACTTAAAGAAATCAGCCATCATAGCTTTCAATTCGCTAAGTTCTTGCCGAAGCGCTTTGTTCTCCGCTTCCTGCTTTTGTCTTTCTGCAAATTCTGGGTTAAGTACCTGGAGCATTTTATCACATGATTCCATCACAGACTTATGATGCTCGACACTTCCTAATATCTCAGAAGAACGATTTCGCATAGCCGCCACTTCCGCATTCATAGATTCTCTTGAACCGGATATTACCATATTACCTCCACCTGGAAAATTTGCATCAGCAATATCAGACATGGCAGGTATTTTTTGAAAGGTAACAGTCTGTTCACCTACCTTGATAGTTATATCAACCACCATCTTAGGAGGTTGTCCATAAGGAAGGGGTTGCTGCATAAACTCAGGAACAGGATTAGACACTCCAGAAACGGAGCCGACCTCTATATATGGAGTACCATCCCTATGCAAAATAAAAAACTCACTATTTACTCTTAGATTCTGAAAAGGCATAATCAATAAACTCTTTAAGGAGCGGGATTACTCCCGCCCATTGTTTTAAACTACCCCGGTAAGAATTTGCAATGTGTTGCTACCTGATTCGTAGTAGCACAGATAAATTCCGGTACCGGTAATATCCGAAGCAGTAACATCTGCACCGGCGATCGTAGTCAGTGCCTGAGTAGCACCGTTGGTATCAAAAACTACCGGTAATGTACCGGTAGTACCGGAAGGGATCGGCTGTGCCAAACGGAACAGAATCAATCCGCTAAATGGAGCAGAAAGGAACGGATGATTCCGGAAAGAGAAACGTACGTTGGTAGCACCTACGGTAACACCTGTACTTTCCAATCTTGGAATACCATTCTTATTTGCCATGATAAAAGGACTAATGAATGCCATATAATGCCTCCTTCCTTTTATCCCCAACCATTAAAATTGCCCCATGCTCCAATACCATTGTAAAGACCATACTGAGCTGCAACGCAAGAAGGAATCCCTACAACCGGACTATAAGGCACCTTCGCTACTTCCGGCTGATTACATTCGATTTTTGCAAGACGAGCACTCAAATCATTTAAAGCTGCACCAAGAGGAGCCGTTGCCTGTCCGACGATCTGAGAGGTCATGGCAGAACTCTTAAATGTGCTATTCTCCTCACGAAGTTTATCAATCTTGTTCTGCATTTCGCGCATTTCAGCCGCACGCTGGCCGGCAAGAATCTGTTGTGTGCTATCCTTGATGGAATTTTGCAGATCACAAGTCTGACGTTGAGTTTCATATGCAACAGAAGCAAAGCCTCTTTCCTGACCAGTCGCAACACCGTTAATGGCATTTTGCAATGTGTTCGTTTGCTGACAGATCGCCAGACGGTTTTCGCAGCAGCATGAAGCAATCTGTTGAGCGATCTGACAGTTACCCTGCTGGATAGCATTGATAATCTGCATTGAACTTTGACCAACCTGATTTCCTACCTGTTGCACCTGTGACATCACCCCATTGATAGCATTCTGAACCTGACCGATTGAACAGTTTAAATTAGTAGCCAGATTGTTGATTGCCTGTCCGTTCCCCTGAATTGCACTCATAAGTAACTCCCTTCCTGCATCGTTGTTAATTAAGTTAGGGATACCGGCTCCAGCAAATCCGCCACCGTTTCCGCCATCTCCATTATTTCCCCAGCCATTGCGTCCAAACAATGGGAACAGGAAGAACAGGAAGATTATCCAAAGGAAAGAAGAGCCATCACCACCAAACATACCGCCACGATTATTCATTGCAAGCAACAAATTGGGGTCAAGACCGTTTTTCTGCAATAAGGGGGCAAGCATACCAAGCATACTGCCTCCTCCACCACTCCCGCTTTCCGGGAATACGTAAGTCTTTGTTTCACTCATATTTAATTATACAATTATAACACGGTCAATATTAACCGCATCACAAAGAACACGATAAATCCGTTGTACTTAAATTATATCGTTGTAAGCTCGTTGTAAACTGATTGTAGATTTGTTGTGACACTCCATTTACGGGTGCGGATAGAAAAGTTATTCTTGAGTTTATTAACGCACTGTTGAGTTAGCCCGGTAAGGTATGATATTTCTCCTTCTGTTATTCCCCTTTCTGTGAGCACATTTACAAGTATTGATCGGGCATCAACACAGACCTCTTTGTTACTATGAAACATTGAATATTCGTCTATTCCCGTCGTCTGACAGACTACCGCTACTACCTTTTGATACATATCAACAATTTTCATGCTAAAGAACATATTAGATTATAAAACAAAACATCGAAGGCACTGTTATTTAACTTTGAAAGCCTCCTAACAGTGTTCCGACGATGTTTGCCCGTTTCTGATTGGTAGTCGTATGACGGGTAGTGAGGCTTTCTTTTACTTCTTTGCCCCTAAAGAATGCGTTTGTTAATGGTGTTTCCTATGCCGGCCTTCTACCACCGGCAAATCAGAATATTATTTCATATTATCCTCCTTTCCTTTTAATGCAGATATACAATAAAATAATAGCGATACATATCAAGCCGCCAAATGCCCATCCGCCAAGTTCTATCTTTGCCTTCTGCCATCTGGTCAACGCCTTTTCAACCGGATAAGGTATCTGAATACTGTCAGTCTTAATCACAGTATCAATACGATTAAGATATAAATACTTATAGAGATACCGATCTTTGTATGTGTACACTGTATCACCCCTGTCTATTACATAAATACTGTCACGCTGATAGATGCTATCATGACGAATACTATCTCTTGTCTTATACTCAGTCTTAATAGTTTCAACCGGCACGTATTGAGTAGTCCTACATCCGGCGAAACATATTGCAGACAT